GCTTCATCCTCATCGCTAGAGCTGGCATCAGAATCTGATTCATCACCACCCCCTAGCAAGTCATACTCACTGCCATCCTCATAATCAACTTCACCATCAAATCTATATGGCTGGAAATAATTCAAGTCTGGCGCTGTAGATTGCTGTCCTCCAGCCTGAACGCCGGGTATTAGATTTGGCATATTAAATAATTTCAAATTTGCTAAATATGGTGCCACCTTTTCTGCTTCTTTCATTAAATCTTTTTCTGCCTTTTGTATATTTCTAAGTATGTGAATATTTAAACCATTTTGTTCTGCAAATGCATTAGGGTCTGGCGAATTTACCCAGAAGTAATATAGCCGCAACAAAGTCAAATGGTCTCCACGGTCGTCTTTTAAGCGACGGATATTAGCTTCATATTGTCTCTCTAGGACAGGGTCATCATCCATCCCTGGTGGTCTGAAAAAGATATCATCAAACCCCATTACAGTCTGCAAAATAGCTCCTAGCGGGATAGCTAGATTATGACATTGTAAATAAAAACTACCAATCACCATCTTCGCGATTTTCAAATCAAACTTATTAAATGAATTACAAATACGTCCCAGCATCGTAATATTACCAGCAGAATCAATCAAATCCATATTAAGCAAATTGTTATATGCACGGTAAATGGTGGCTTGATAATTCTTAGGTGGTTCAATCATGCGGGATATAAATTCTAACCCCTTCTGTAAATTACCATTCATTGGCATTATCATAATATTAAGAAAATCACCGGTTAAATCCTCTTGTAGGATTTTTGGCGGTGTAAATTCTTTAAATTTATCAAAATCAGATTGTCTATAAAGCTGATAACAGGTTCCATCACAGGTGCGACCAGTTCGTCCACATCGTTGGTCGATACTAGCCTTGGCAATTTCAAATTTACCGGTGTTGAAACAGTAGTTCTTAGCATCATAAATTTTTTCAAAGGATAGACCAGTTTCTATTACATATACCAGCGGGTCATCAAATGTCACACTACTTTCTACTACGTTAGTTCCAATGACTACTTTTCGGTTGAATCCTTGTGGCGCATCTGGTGTAGGTTTAACCGTAGCTAGACTATTCTTATCAGTAGCTAACTTTCGTTCATAGTCTGGTGTTACACGGCTAAATGCAATAGGGAAAGGTTTATTATTAATTGGATAATTTTTCATATTCTTTTCGATTTTCTTCTTTATCTTGCCGGTTTCAGATTCACTAGTGACAAATGCAAGAATATTACCAACAGGTAGGCTTGGATTTTGAATAATTTCATTTATTTTCTTGTAAACAATATCTACTAGTTGCATGGAATCTACGCGCTTTGCATCTTTTACCAAAGTCCGTGTGTATGGCGATTTAGATTCTTGTAATGTATATGTAGAATATGCATTTCCTAGACCAATTCTTTTCATATAATCTTGAAATAAATCCAAATCCATAGTTGCACTTACGAAAATCACTTTGAAATCTGGACGTCGTTTAACTATTTCCATCAAGAGAGCAATGACAATATCGATATTAACACTGCGTTCGTGGACTTCATCAACAATAACACCACCATATTTAGAGAGATTGGCATCATCACGAATAATATTTTCTTTAACCCATCCATCAGTTGTGAATAGTAATTTGGTACTAGCGTTTGACATCTTTTTTTCACTACCGTGTTTATATCCTACTAAGCGCAAACCGGTGGGATATCTATTTTCACCTTTTGTTATCTCTAGATTTTTAATCTCATTACCTTTATCATCCATTGCATAATATGGAACATCTAGACATTTAGCAGCAAACTCTGCCGATTTTTCAACAGTTACTTGTTTTGGACCAGTACATATCACTGGTTTCTGATATCCAAAATAATGTAGTAATAATTTTGGAATAATAACTGTTTTACCAGTTCCTGGTGGGATTTTAACAAACAGGATATTGGATTTATGAATTTTCTTGATGATATCAATACGGTCACGCCAAGTATCAAATTGCACCCAACCATCTTGTTTACCATCAGGTTTACGTTTTTCCATTGCCAAATATCGATATGCTTTAGAATAAGGTTGTCCTGTAAGGGGATTAGGATAACGTCCTTCTGGATCCATAATTCCATCTGCACGGATTTGAAATGACATTCCTAGCAAGTATATGTGGCTTGTATCTGGCTAATATATATCTAGAAAGATATTTGTCCTGCCATATTTCTTTCTATTTTCCATTTTATTTGCAAAATTTGTAATCTTTAACCGGAAAAAATAATATGCTTTGCAAAATAAAAAAAAAAGACCTTACTCTATATACAATAGGTTAATGTGTTAAACAAATATTGCAATTAAATTTACAACAAAGCAAGATATGTGGTCAATCGGTTGGGTTTTCGCGAAATCACTGAGTCTTCACGAAATCCTCCATCTTCAGAGTCTTCAGGTGGAGGATCAGAGGACAGTCCTTCATGATCAAGTCAACCCAGTAAGCAGCAAAAGTCGATCGGCACGTAGTCAACTCGAAGGTCTTCTCGTCAACAGCCTTCTTGAACTCATCAAAACGCATGAAGAGTTGAAGCTCAGTAATGAGTGCAGATGTGGCAAGCTCAACAAGGGGCAGCTTGTTCAGAATCACTGTGGCAGTAGCGGCAGTAGCTGCAGGGGCAATCTTCAAGATCATCTGAATCGCAGCAGTGTTCTTCTTGCACCGCTTTGTAACCTCCTTGGCATAGAGATGCAGCAACAGGACATCATATGGAGACAACTTCTCCACATTCAGTTGAAGCAGACTCTCCTCATCAAGTGCAGCACACACGTTGACCAGCTTACGGAAACCACGGATAGTCTTCATGCCGAAAACACGCAGATGATTGTTAGCCTTGGGGCCTTCAAAGTCACAGTCTGAGCAATGAAAGCGCTCCCCAGGCTGGCATGAAGTTGTAGGCCACGTTTGAAAGTGACAGTCAACAATCTCCTTGCGTGCAGACTCGAACAGGCGAGGGAACGGAGAGTTGATCCACATGTACCAGAAGACTGAGCACTCAAGTGCCTCAGTGCTGTGGGGAATGTCATGCAGGCGCCATCCGTTGGGATTCAGATCGAAAACCATATCCTTCATCTCCTTCTCGAGACGAGAGACCAGCTCGGGATCCATTCCCAGTACACCTGCCATCTCGACCAGCATGAGGATCAGAGGATCAAAGGTCAGCTCGTTCGCGTTGGTGAAAGCACTAAAGGCCTTCACTAGGTTCCTGTGCACCTCAAGTGCCTTGTTGGTATTGTCAAGGGTGTCTTGAGCCGCCTGAGCGTCCTCGACAATCTTCTTAGGATCCTTCAGACCACCCATGCGGTCCAAACGTTCCTGATAGCAAGGGATGGTATTCTTCTCGAGAGTCCAAATTCCGTTCTGAAGTTTGGTAATCGCTGCTTGCAAGGTACGAGACTCATTCTCGTGCTTCTTGTAAAGATCCGCATCAAGCTGTGCTTGAAGGAGTTTCTTCTGACGCTCTAGCAAGGACACCTTCTCACGGCGGTTCATGTAGGAAAGTTTCCAATCATATTCAGCATTGTAGATATCCCTGTAAATCTGGTTCAAACGCTGTTCCGTGGCCTTGAGTTCAGCATAAGCTGTCGATGCTTTGTAGCCGGCCATGTCAAAAGGCGGTGAATTCCGAAAGTTTGCAATCTGGGCCTCAAGTTCGGCCTTCATCCGGGCAAGCTCCTGCTCAGCAAGATTCTTCTCCTCCGTGAGCTTGTGGTACTCCGCATTGTGTGCGTCAGCGACCGCAATAGGGTTCTTACCATCATTGATGGTCTTCTGCAATGAGGAGATCACTCCAGCGAAAGCTGCAATCTTATCTTTCGCAGATCGAATCGCGACGCAGATCCCGTTCATCACATCGCACATAGTGACTCGCTCGCCTGTGGCGCCCTGAAGAGTCTTCATCTCCTTATCCCAGTTGTATCCCTGAATGTAAAACTCACGGGCAACCTGCTTTTTCAAAGCAGAGAAGGTCTCGGGGGTGTTCTCTTCCGGAATGTCCACATTCAGATTCAGAGCGCGAACCAACAGAACCAGAAACTCAAAAGGCTTCAGCTTGAGAGCACTGTGATCAATTCCAGAGGTTGACAAAGATGTGAAGAACTTGCGAAGGGTCGCAAGAGGGACCTTCATTGCATCCGCCATCGACTTGTCGCCACGACAAAGGAGAAATGCCAGCAGTGAAAGCGGGATCTGTCCACAGGCCTCTGTTTCAGCGTTGCTGAAGGTCGTAGCTTGGGTTCCATTAGAAGGCTGCTCGTTGTCCTTTAGCAGTGTGCCCCACAGTTCTTGCAACCTTCTAGGTGCGAGCAACTTGGGAGCAAACTCCTTGGATGTGATATAGTCCAAAAGGAGGCGATTGCACCACCAATTGGGAATTTGCTCGAGTAGAGTGCAAAACTTGCTGAGTGGGGGACATCCCGGATTGCGGGCAGCACCGATGATCGTCAAGACATGGAAGAGCACATTGTGCCGGGCAATGCCGCCGACCGAACCGTGTTCCACAACCTGGAGTGGATCGATAATGGGGATCAGACCCTGGAGAATAGACTTCAGCAGAGTAGTTGTTGACAGTTCCTGAGTCTTGGTCTTGGGGTTCACTGCGGTCACCGAAGGAACCGACAGAATCACTGAGAGCGACTCCGGAAACTGGCAAAACAGTTCATAGATCTTCTTGATGTCCTCATCAGTCAGTCCAGCAGGAATCTTTCCGAAGAACAATGACGGAAGTTTGATGTCCGTCTTCTTGCAGACAGACCACTCCAGGAGATAGGCGACCATCGCCTTACCAGTTGGGATCTTCTGCTTGGAGAGCCAGAGCAAGAAGCCCTCCCAGCTCACTTTGTTGTTCTCGAATAGCTGTTTCAGCTGGTCTGGACCGACATGGTATGCCGCAATGGCAGTGTCCAGAGATAGGGTCTTCTGATTCTCACCAGAACCCTTGGCTTGCTGAGCCATAGTGTCGCGCCAAATCCTCACCTCATTGCAAAGACAAGGAGGTGCAAGGCACACAGCCGTTGCTACCATGAGGTCATGGAGGTCCGGCTTGTCAACCGTGTTGATGGACCAGGTCTGGGACTCCTGATGCGGATAAGTCTCCGGGCAGGAATCCACCATCGCCATTCGAATCTCACCGATCAGGTGGCGGTGGCTTATCAGGCCGGAAACCATTGTCAACGGCCATGGGTTGTTGGTGCAGTACCCCCCGATTAGGATCATGTCCAGATTGAGTCGAACTCCATTGGTCTTGAAGACCTTGGTTGCCTCAATAATGGACTGATGGAGATCCTCGTCACTGGTTGCGTTGTGGATGCCGTCAGTGACGATGACAACGTTCATCGTAGTGTTAGGGCAAAGCTTTCCAGCCAGAGTGGCCAGATGGCGAAAGAATGAAGCCACGTTTGTGATGCCCTCTACTCTTGGAATATAGGTGAGGGGGCGAGGGACAGTACTGTCCGAGAAGGTGACCAACAACGTCTTCTCCTTGGGGAAATTACTCTTACCCAAGATTGACTTCAGTAGCCCTGCTGCAGGGCCCATGTTGAAGTACATAGATCCTGACACATCAAGTGCCAGAACGGTAGTCTCATCAGACTCATAGGGATTGTACAAGGCAGCCTCAATCTCTTGTTGCATGTGCGCAGGTTCGGACATTTCCGAAAAAATCTCAGTTGAGATGTGAAAAAATAATAAATGTTATTATTATTATAAAATTCAAATTTTTAACAAAAAACCAAAAAATCTATTTTTTTATTTGTTTTGCCTTTGTTTAATAGTTTACGGTCCCGGCTTAATTTAAGAAGGTACACATTGAGAAATTATAAATTATCCTACTGGCTTAAATTTAAGCCGGTACAACTTAAAAACATTAAAACATTCGGTAGGGCAGGGTAAATTAAATTTAAACAAAAACATAAATTAAAAATCAAATCTCCTAGTTTTAGCTTTGTAATCTACTAAGGAATCGCTTATAATCTTTATCATTAAAATCAGGATGGCATTGTGTGTTGTGTAAATATTTCATATAAGCTGCAAATTCAATATGATAATCAAATACTTCTTGCACCGATAGGATATGTAGTAATTTTGAAGTTTGATTATAATTAATCCAATTTCTAGATACTAGAATCTTGTTATCGGTATTATAATAAACAGATAAATCACGGGAAAAAATATCAATGGAATAACTATTGCAATATTTATGGGTTAATGGTTTATATTCTGGTAGTGGAATAGAATCCTGAGAATATTGATGCACGTTCTTTGCTATATGAATAAATGGTTTAGTATTATATAATGATGGTTTGTTTGGATAGAATAAACGTTCCAGATGGATAAATTGGGTGATATCGTGTAAGATTGAACGCGGAAGTGCATTCCATTCTTGATTGTTAAGTGTGGATTTTCGTGTAAATGGAATGCTAGTTATTAATGCACGGAACATTAATGATGGTGGGTAATATTTGAATAACTGAATGTGCTATTGTAGTAAATTGGAAAATTTTTTAAATCAATTTTTTGATTAAGTAGTAATAGAATATTAATAGGTTTTCTTAACATTAACAGATATTGCATTTTTATTCTTTTTTATAGCATTAAGGTCTAATTCATCATCTTCTTCGTCAGCTCCATCAGTATAATTATTACTGTGATATTGCCAGAATTCGGGAGCGCCAATTTTAAAAGGAGGGTGTGAATCACTACGATACCAAAAAACTTGGTCTGAAATATTATTTGATGCAACACGATTATTTATGACTAAACATTCATAATTTTCAGTACATTGATTCATAACCTGACAAAATATTTCAAACGTCGGAAACATACCAGCATAATGGTCATATAATCTGCGACGATTTGACATAATTGGCTCCCTAAAAATTACGATTATGTCCACATTTGTGCGGAAAGCTGGCGGTATTCCTAGCGCAAATTGCATTGTAATTAAAAACATCAAATTGAAATGGCGACCATTCATAAAAATATCTCTTATACTAATGTCTTTAATCCATCTTTGAGAATCATACATAAGGTCATCTAAAATAAGAAATGCATAAGGGTCAATATTACTTTTACCATACATTGCTATTTGCTGTTTCATTTTTTTAGTTACTAATTTTTGCCGCTTTAATAAATTCGCTAACACTTCAGACGAGTATTCATCGTGAATGAATAAACTAGGCATCATATCACCATAGAATCTGTTACTCGATTCCGAAGCTGATATTACAGTGCCTAGAGGCATATCTCTTTTATGATAAAGTAAATCACGAACAAAAAAAGATTTACCACTTGCACGCTTTCCTATAACTACTATAGTAGCATCTTTACGTATAGAACTAATATCAAATTTTTTTAGATTTAAACTAGTCATCCTAACTAACAATATATAGTTACTACATATCTAGAAGTAAATAAAAAATAAAAAACGAAATAAAATTAAAACGCAATTAAATCACACTACTCTTTATAAACATTATATTCATTATTCTTACAAATATAAATATTTTGAACTTTTCCATCACTTATTACTTTTTCAATATTGGTCTGCAATTCACTTAACCATTCATACTTATTTGCTAAAACATCTCTTTGAAGAATCCTAATAACTGCTGGGAAAAAATGTATAAAATGTATAAATGCATTAAAATGCATTATTACACATTACACACAGTAAGGCGTGCCCAGCCCCTACGCCCATTCTATATGTTTTAGTAATATGTTTCTTGCCCCATTATAATCTCTATCTATTTTTAATTTGCATTTACTACATTTAAATATTTTACTATCTTTTAGTTTATCATTTATTGTACCACATTTAGTACACGTTTTACTTGTAAATGCCTCTGTTACCA